GCCCCATCGCGGGGGGTTTGTATAACACCGTGGCCTTGAAGTTGGATGGCACCGTGGTGGCGTGGGGCTCTGGCCAAACCACCGTGCCCGCCGGCCTGAGCGGCGTGGTGGCCATCGCGGCGGGTGAGGAGCACACCGTGGCCTTGAAATCGAATGGCACCGTGGTGGCGTGGGGAGCCAACTACGCTGGCCAAACCACCGTGCCCGACGGACTGAGCGGCGTGGTGGCCATCGCGGGGGGTGAGCGTCACACCGTGGCCTTGAAGTCGGATGGCACCGTGGTGGCGTGGGGAGGGAACGACTTTAGCCAAAGCACCGTGCCGTCAGTCATCAACAACACTACTACAGGAAGCAATTACATATCTAGAATAAACGGCACCACGGGTGAAATTGACCCTACATTTTCACATACAGGTTCAGGACCATTTAGGCCTGCGCAGCGTCGGCCTGTCCCCGCCCCGGCAATTAGTGCTATTCTTCCGTTATCAAACAATAAAATACTTGTCGGAGGTCATTTACCGTTTTACGACAATGTAACGACGGACCATATCGTTCGGCTCAACTCGGACGGCACCCTCGACCAAACTTTTACGGCAAAATGTAAAGGAGGCATAGTAAACACAATAGTCGGACAAATCGATAATAAAATACTTGTCGGAGGAAGTTTCACTTCTGTTAGTATCGATGGGGTTAACTATTCCAAAAGAGGAATATTTCGACTTAATGAAAACGGCACGTTTGACACTTCTTTCGTCGGGTCAGGAATAGGTGCTGGTCAAGATATTCATAAAATTTTTACTGTTCCATCCTCCGGTAAAATTATGATTATTGGCTCCTTCACCACATTCAACGGCATATCAATTAATAAGATCGCGCGACTACACAACAATGGTGATCTTGATACTAGTTTTAATCCTGGCGAATCAACAAACGCAATCATTCTTGATCTTGATTTTCAAAGTGATGGTAAAATGGTTCTTGTCGGAGATTTTTCTAAGTATAATGGAAAAAATTGTAATCGAGTAGTTAGAATCACTCGTAACGGTGATTTTGATAGTTCGTTTTTAGAAACTTTTTTATATAATACTCCGTCGACCTGTTCAGTTAATGAGTTGGGTTGGAAAGAGACAAAATTATTTGGTGATGTAGATTCGTTTAAGTTTAATAGATTTGGTCATTCGGTAGACATCTCCGAAGACAAACTTTTAATTTCTTGTCCCAAGTTTTTATCTGAATTTTCATCTTCTTACGTACAAAATACTTTATTTAAATCAGTCGATTGTGATGATCTTACCGAAAATGATTATTTGGGAATGTTTTATATATATGATAAACAAGAAGAAAATTGGAACAATATATATGCTAAATTTAAACCTAGAAAAAGATTTGGTTATCCGTTTAACTTTTTTGCACATGATGTTTCTATACATAAAAAAAACTTGATTGTGGGATCTCCCATAGCTTTGACCGACTCGAATAGAATCATTGAAATAGTTGAAGATAAAGAAAACGTCGCGGAAAATTTACATGGAAATTTTTCTATTTTTAATTTAAATGAATTTGAATCACACCATCATGTGGGAAATGTGTTTTATAGAAATGGTAAAATGGTATTTTCAAATTCGGCGTCTGTATTTGATAATATGTTTAATAACGATGTAAACGATGAACCAGTTTATGATATTTCATATAACAGCAAAACTTCTTTGTATGAAAAACAAATAATTTGTACGGTGAGTCCAGGCGAGTTTAATTATTCTACAAATCCGACTGCCCATGTTCCAAGTTTGATTCAATTGGATTTGAACAAAAACGGAAAATTTGATTTTCAAGACTGCGACAAAATTTTGAGGGGTATATATAAAAAGTTCAACGGAAATGAACAGTGGTGGAATTTGTTACAATTGGAATATCCAATTGGGTTTGAAAATGTTGTAGAAAAGAGTAAATTTGAATATTATCTAACACAATCAATAAAGAACGAAACTTTGTATAATTTAACAGATTCTATACTTACTACCGAAGAATATAATTATATTGTTAATAATTTAGATAGCACTTTGGATATAAACCAAGATGGTTTGACTGATAATATGGATTTAACTATACTGTGGAAATATTTCGCAGATACTTTGACCGCTGATAACTATGAAATGTTCACTACTAGTAAATCTACGAGCTCACGGAGTATATATTCAGTGGCTAGGGACTATTTGGATACAATTACTGGCAAAAGTCATAAACATCTAATCAAAGATGTATTTCATCGTCGATATGTTACAAGTTCAAATTTTACTACACAGTCATTTTTATCTCCATATATTACCACTATAGGATTATATAATAACTTAGATTTGATTGGCGTGGTAAAGTTAGGGACGCCTATAAAAAACGAAGGAAAATTTCCTTTAAATTTTATAATACGTTTTGATATTTAAATGATATTTATAATATATGGCAAATACACCTATAGAGAGAAAATCAATAGACACACCACTGGAAAAAAGATACCTATCGGATACGACTGGTGGAGCATATGATGCTAAAACCGCCGGCGCGTCGACAATTCCAACGAGTCTTCAAGAAAAAACATTCACCTCGGCTGAAGGATTCAAAACTAAGGCTCCGTTAAATCAAAGCGAATTCAAAGATGCGCAAGGAACAAAATCTAAAGAACTATCTTCTTTTATAAAAGGGTTCTCTAATAAAAAATATAAACCCTAAAAATAATACTATATATCTTATATGGTATTAGGTTTTGATGCTTCAACGTCAACCGTTGGTTGGGCGTTTTCTGAAAATAAAAATATTGTGGATGCTGGATTTATAAATATAAAATCTGGCCTCACATATAAAGATAAATCATTTTTGGTAATAAATCACATAGAAAAAAATAAAAATTTTTCAGCCGTAAATAAAATTTACTTGGAATCGGCTTTAAGTGGTTTTGCGGGTGGATTTACTTCTCAACAAGTTATAATAACTCTATCAAGATTTAACGCGGTATTTGAATATATTTTGACTGAACGTTGGAACGTTGATTTAGAACTATTAAATGTCAATACGGCTAGAAAAAAAGTGATAGGAAAGTGTCGTGAAAAAGGAATGAAATCTAAAGAGTTTGTAAAAACATATTTGGAGAAAATTCATCCGATTCATGACTTTGACGTTTTAAACGCTAAAGGAAGTTGGGATAAAAGAAATGCGGACATGTATGATGCTATGGTGTTGTCTTTATTTTAAATTGACGAATTTAGTTTCGAGTTTATGTTATAACGTATGTTGCTTCAGAATGAGATTGTAGGCATTTTAAATAAAGCTTTAAATCAAAAAGCTAAAATTAGAAAAGGAACCGATGCGGTTTATTTTTGTCCAAGTTGTAAACATTATAAAAGAAAATTAGAAATAAATTTGCTTACGGGAAAATATAACTGCTGGGTTTGTAATTTTTCAGGAACAAGTTTTAAAAGTTTATTTAAAAAACTAAATCTATCTTGCGAGTTATATAATTTAATAAAACCAAATTCACGTTCAGACAATCTGTCTTCAAATGACGCAATCGATCTCGATAATTTATTCAAAGAACACGTTGAGAGTTCTACGGAAATACAAAAACTGCCTACAGAATATATTCCTTTATATGAATATAGAAATTCTATAGAATATAAAAATGCAATAAAATATTTATTGTCTAGAAACGTAACTAAACACGATATATATCGTTATCAAATTGGCTATTGTGAAAGTGGAATTTTTAGACAAAGAATTATTGTTCCGTCTTTTGATAAAGATAATCTTTTAAATTTCTTTATAGGTAGAAGTTACTATGAAGACGTGAATTTTAAATATAATAATTGTGAATTTAGCAAAAATATTATAGGATTTGAATCGTTGGTAGATTTTTCTCAAGAAATTACTTTGGTGGAAGGTGTATTTGACGCTTTTGCTGTGAGATATAATTGCATTCCTTTATTTGGAAAAACGTTGTCAAAAAAATTAAAAGAATCGTTAATTATAAATAAAGTTTTGACTGTAAATTTATTACTAGATAACGACGCTGTAAAAGAATCTATTAAAATTTTAGAATTTTTAATAAAAAACGATATTAAAACTAAATTTGTGACATTAAATGGCAAAGACCCGTCTGAAATCGGATTTGAGAAAACTTGGGAAGCAATTAAATCGGCAAAAATTGTAAGCTTCGATGAGTTGTTAAAATTGAAATTAACTTATGAACGTAACTAAATTAAATTGTGATGTAAAAAATTTTATAGGAATATTACACGTCGCAGATATACATATTAGATTAACAAAACGACATGAAGAATATCTGTCTGTATTTAAAAAGCTATATGATGTAGCGCATAAAACTCCTCCTAACACCTGTATTGCGGTTTTGGGTGATGTATTTCATTCTAAATCGGATTTAAGTCCTGAATGCGTTAAGCTGGCCTCAGATTTTTTAAAAAGTCTGGCTGATATTCGTCCCACCGTGGTCATAGCAGGCAATCACGATGCTACATTAAACAATAAAAACAGACTCGATAGCCTGAGTCCAATTATTGATGCGTTACAACATAAAAATTTGTTTTATTTAAAAGATACTGGCCTCTTTATTTTAGGAGACATATTGTTTAATCACATGTCTGTATTTGATACGATGGAAAATTATATAAAATCTTCGGACATCCCAAGTATTTATAAAAATGATACTAAATATTTAATTGGATTATTTCACGGATCTATTCACATGGCAATAACTGATATGGGATATTATGTGAGTAACAGTTTGATAAAGCCTGAGTTATTTGATGGCCACGATTTGGTGTTGGTTGGAGATATTCACAAACATCAGGTGTTGGAAACTCCAAATACCAAAACCAAAATTGTATATCCAGGCAGTTTAATTCAACAAAATCACGGTGAAGAATTATTGGGACACGGATATGTGATGTGGAATTTAAATCAAAAAACTTTTAAACAATTGGACATTGAAAATGAATATGGTTTTTATACTGTGGATGTTAATAAAGGAAAATTGGTCACCGATCTATCCAATTTGCCTAAAAAAGCAAGACTAAGGGTTAAATGTTTTGAATCGGTTTCGTCGGAAGTAAAGTCGATAGTTTCTAAGATAAAAGAAAATTATGATATAGCTGAATTAACGTATGTAAGAGTTGACGTGGATCAACATTTATCAAAAAATATAGTAAATTCTACCTCTTTAAAATTAACTGATTTATCGTCGGCGGATTATCAAAACCAGCTTATTAAATCTTATTTAAATAAACAATTACCTAACCAAAAATTATCCGAAGAAATGTTTGAAAATATATTTGAAATAAATAAACACTATAATCAAAACATTGACAGAGATAAATTAACCAGAAATATTCGATGGAAACCTAAAAAATTTGAGTTTAGCAATATGTTTAGTTACGGTGAAAATAATGTAATTGACTTTTCAAAGATGAAAGATACCGTGGGATTATTTGCTTCAAATGCATCAGGAAAATCTTCTATATTATCGGCGTTGAGTTTTTGTATATTTGACAAATGTGACAGAGCCTTTAAGGCTTCTCACATATTAAATTCACAAAAGGTAGGTTTTAATTGTAAATTTAATTTTGAAATAGATAAGGTTGATTATTTTATAGAAAGATCGGGCAAATCAGATAAAAAAGGAAATGTGAAAGTTGATGTGAAATTTTGGAAAGAAGAAGACAAAAAAATTATAGAATTAAATGGAGAAGCTCGCAGAAGTACTAACGATATGATTCGTGACTATTTGGGATCTTATGAAGATTTTATTTTAACAGTACTGTCTATTCAAAACAATAAAAGCGGAACTTTTGTAGATATGGGACAAACAGAACGTAAAGATTTGATTTCTCAGTTTATGGGAATAAATATTTTTGACATGTTGTATCAAAAATCATCCGACGCATTGAAGGAACTATCAATCGAATTAAAATCTTTAAATAAAGATATCGATCAAAATATTATTGCCGATATGGAAGTTGATTTAGAAAATTTAAAAACAAATTTAGTCTCGATCCGAAAAAAACTTGATGAGTTTAATAAAACAAAACAAAATGAAGATGAAAATCTATTGGAAGAAACTAAGAAGTTAGTTAAATTAGATTCGTCTATCGCCACCAATCTAATCAAAATGCAGTCTGAAAGTCAAACCTTGAATTCAGACATTTCAAAATTGAAATCTACAAAAAATTTACAAGAAAATAAATTTGTTGAGTTAATGTCGGAAAAAGAAAAATTAGATTTAGAAATTAAACAAATAGAGTCTTCTGATGTAACAGTAAAACATCAACAACTTATAGAATTAAAAAACAAACTTTCTAATTTAAAACACGAGATTGAAAAGAAAAAAATTTTCATAACATCTAAGGTAGATAAAATACATAAATTAAAATCACATCAATATGATCCGAATTGCAAATATTGTATTAATAATAGTTTTGTAAAAGATGCAATTGAAGCTCAAAATTCTTTGGGTCAAGATAAAATTGAAGCGGACCAAATTATTAAAGATTACAACGAACTAAATATTCAAATTCAAGAATTAAATGATGTCTCGGAGTTATATAACAAATATGAGTTATTAAAAAATAGCAAATTAAAAACAGAAACCGAGTGTGGTGTATTAACTAATAATATTTTGAAATTAGATAATAATATACAAATAATCGGATCTAAATTAGAAAAGGTTGAAATTGATCTTAAAAACTACTTTGAACAAGAATCAAATATAAAACACAATCAACTGATAGATAAAAACATGCGAGATATTCAAGGGAAAATTAAAACGTTGGGAATAGATATAAAAAGAAATACAGATGAACTTGTTTTTTTATCTTCAAAAATTACAGCTATAGAAAAAGATTTGTTATATAAAAAATCTGCCATAGAAAAAATAAAAACAATTCAGAAAAAAATAGATGCATATACGTTGTATGTTCAGTCAGTTTCTCGTGACGGCATCCCATTTGAATTGATTACCAATATAGTACCTGTTATAGAAAAAGAAGTAAACTCGATATTAAATCAGATAGTAGAATTTTCTGTTAATATACAAACCGATGGAAAAAATGTTATGACATATTTGGTTTACAATGATAAAAAGTGGGCGTTAGAGTTATCTAGTGGTTTAGAAAAATTTTTAACATCTTTAGCGATAAGAGTTGCATTGATAAATGTATCAAATTTACCCAGGCCGAACTTTATAGCCGTCGATGAGGGGTGGGGAACAATGGATGGAACAAATCTTTCGGCGGTTAGCCCTCTATTTTCTATATTAAAAAATAGTTTTGATTTTATTTTAGTGATCTCACATATAGACTCAATGAAAGATGCAGTAGATAATCATTTAGAAATAAACAAAATAGATGGATTTTCTTCCGTTAAATTCATATGATTGATACCTATTTATAGGTATTATAAAATATGCATGGTGGTAACAAAAAGGGAACAGTATACAATTTATTAAGTCGTGATGTGGATATCATCGACAAATCTTATAGATCCGACTATTTTATTGTGTCGGACTTGGGTTATACATTGACATCAGGAAAAAACTTTTTTACTATAAATGGTTCGAATAAATTAAAACCTAACGCGGCAATATTATTAGAAATTGTCGACTCTGAAAATAACGTTTTATATTATGAAACTGCAAAAAGTGGTTATTTCAAATATTTAGATACTACAGATTTGATCGTTGGCGTACATGTATATGAATCTACGCCTATTGGGTTTGGCACAGTAACATTACTTGGAACAACGGTAGATGGGAAGTCAGTTCGATGGTCTACAAATATAAAAATAAACTCTAAATTAGAAAACTCTTCTAGAGTAGTGTTTTTCCAGGATCCAAAAATTGAGATTTCTGAATTTTTGTCATTTATTTTAAATCAAAATATCTCTCAACAGCAACAATTTATTAATGAAATTTCAGGAAATATATATTGTTATAGTAATTTTCCAAAAGCATATTCAGATATTAAATCTATAGATTTTACTAAATTTGATTCCGATTATCGATTACGTTATATAGATACTTCTTCTGTGAATTTTTTAAACTTATTTTCTAAAGATAATATAAATAATGAAATAATTCTTAATATAAAAGAAATAGCTTATTTAGATAATAATGTATTAAAAACAGCTTCGTTAAATATCACAGAGTCTTTTAATGTAAAAAACGTAATAAATAATTTTGAATTGCAATTAGATAGACCATTTATATATAAAATAAACACCGTTAATCAAGTTGTGCCAATTATTTCCGCGTCTTTTAATCATAAATTCTTTTCGAATATATATATCACTTCATCGGGTCTTACAGGAAGTGGAGATGGAACTCCTGCTCCGACTGTTTTTTTAAATCAACAAATAGAAGGTGAAACTAAATTTTTAAAAGAATCATTTTTAGATGTAACTTATAAAAATTTAAAAACTCTTACAGGAAAAGTTCATCGTCACAAAATTTATAGACGAAGTTTAAATAAAGCCTCTGATTTTGAATGTATTGCGGATGAACCGTTGTTGGAAAAAGAATTTATAGCCGATACCTCCACGATCAACCGATTTTATTCAAATATAGGAGAATTTTATAATTTAGACCACATAAATAGATATTATTATACAAGTTCTTCAGATTTATCACTGTCACACAGTTCGGTTGAAGTTTTAAATTCTCTTGTGTGTAATATAAAAGATTTGAATCTTGACCAATCTAGATACATCATCATAAAAAATGACACGTCTTTGAAAACTAAAAATGAACATTCTTCATCATATATAGACTATGACGATGCATCATTTTTAATTCAAACAGGATCATCATATGATTCTAATTTTATAAAATTATATAAAAATGCTGATTATTTATTCTCGGCTAATTTAGAAATTGAAAAAATCTCTGCATCTTTAGAAAGTAAGCTATTATTTTATTTTACTGGCTCCTACAACACTTCATCTGCGATAGTAGAAAAAAATTATTCGGTGGATAAAGGATTAATTTTACATCAATATGTTTTACCAATAGGAACTAATTTTAAAAGATTTACTAAAAAAGATTTTAACGAATTGTATTTTTTAAACGATTATGTTGGTACTATCGTAATTGTTCCTGTAAACATTAAAAAATTTAGATTGGATAATCTTTCTTTGAAGTCTCATGCAGAACGTGGATTTTCTACTGATTCTTTTTTTACAAGAATTTCCTGTCCCGTCACAATTAAAAACGAACAATTTGAAATAAAATCGGAGTTGTTGGATATTAATAATAATTCTATATATTCCGATTTAAACAAGATTATAGCCGTGGATAAATCCGGCGAAACTTTATTTAGAAATATCTCGGGCGTTGTTAATGCAAATGCTGAAACTGTACTCAATCTTATCGGATCCGGATCAGGAAAAATAAGTTTTAGCGCATCTCGCGATGGCCAAGCGGCAACTTTATCTGTTATAGAAAGCTTTGATGTGATAATGGGCAGCCTTAATGGGGCTAGATTTTTTCAAGTGGAAAAATCGGGAAATGAAACTTATATGAAGTTGTCTGGATCTTTTTATTTAACAGGTTCTCAATATATAAAAGATGGAGGCATCAGTGCTAGCGGTGCAATCAGTGGTAGCACGTTACATGGCACCACATTAATTACGTCGCCGATAGGCAACTTCATCAATTTAACAGCAAGCAACATCAGTGCCAGTAACTTAATCAGTGGTAGCACGTTACATGGCACCACATTAATTACGTCGCCGATAGGCAACTTCATCAATTTAACAGCAAGCAACATCAGTGCCAGTAACTTAATCAGTGGTAGCAAGTTACATGGCACCACATTAATTACGTCGCCGATAGGCAACTTCATCAATTTAACAGCAAGCAACATCAGTGCCAGTAACTTAATCAGTGGTAGCACGTTATATGGCACCACATTAATTACGTCGCCGATAGGCAACTTCATCAATTTAACAGCAAGCAACATCAGTGCCAGTAACTTAATCAGTGGTAGCAAGTTACATGGCACCACATTAATTACGTCGCCGATAGGCAACTTCATCAATTTAACAGCAAGCAACATCAGTGCCAGTAACTCAATTAGCGGAAATTTATTTGGAACAAGTAGTTATGCTAAAACCAGCAGTCTCGGTTATTTTGTGTTTAATCATGGGCATAATAATAATTTTACCGCTTCTAATTTCGGTCAGTCTGCCAGAACTGCGTCTGGATATATTAGAGCGAATGTAAATGGATCAGATATTTATATACCGTATTATTCAAATATATAATATATATACATATGTCGCACATAAGTTTAATTAATCTTATAAAAGAAACCAGATTGGCATCTAACCCTAAAGATCTGGAAAAAAATTCTGATAGATTAGAAACTTCTATAAATTTTCTTAAAAGCAAAAATAAAGTGTTGATTTTAGCCACGTCAAATCGATGGGAAGGGCACAAAGATGACGAAGCGAAATCTACGGTTTTAGCTAAAATTGTTCATGATAGATTGGGGTCTGATAAATCCACATTTATTGATGTTTCTAAATTAAATATTTTTGTTTGCGAAGGAAATGTTTCTACAAAGTGGGGTAACAATTGTGGGGTCAAAGAATCGATTTTAAAAGATAAAGATAAAAATCCTACTGGACAATTAAGATGCTGGGCTAGTGTTAATAATAAATCAGATGAGCTTTGGAAAATTTCAAAGGTGTTATTTGAGAGCGACTGCATTCTTTTTTTCACTTCAATTCGGTGGGGGCAAACTAACAGCATATATCAAAAATTAATAGAGAGATTGACGTGGTTAGAAAATCGACACACTACGTTAGGCGAGTCTAATATATTAAAAGATAAAGATGCGGGTATGATTGCTATAGGTCAAAACTGGAACGGTAGTCGGGTAATAGATACTCAAAAAGATATTTTTAATCATTTCGGATTTAATGTTCCTGCGGAAATTTCTTGGAACTGGCAGTATACGGAAGATAAATATGATGAAACTAAAAATTCATATAAAAAAGCAATAACTACATTTAATGACACGTTTAAATCGCATGAAAAATAAATACTATGAAATTTTAAAATCTGAAATTGATGAAATAGTTGAAGAATACATACAACATATTTTGTCAGAAAGTTTAGACGTTAGTATTAAACATTTAAATAAAGAAATAGACACAATTCAAAAAGCGTCTAACTTTATCAGTAAAAAGTTACATGTAGAAGAAAAAATAGATGGTACAAAACTAATTTTAGTAAGAAAAAATACAGATTCTTCAAATTATTCGGATAATTGGATTGTATCTTATAAAGGAAATATTTTGCATCCTGAAGAATTTGAACATTTTAATGAGAAGGATATAAAAGACATAAGTTCTAAATCTATAGGTATTTCTCAGTATAAAAATGTTTTTGAAAAGCTTAAAAAAATAAATGATAAAATTTCTTTGGTTCCAAAAAATACTGCGTTTAGTTTAGAATTTGCTCAAAATAAAGACACATTGACTCGAACATATGTAACTACTCAAGCTTTATTTTTACGGTCTTTTGCGAATGTAAAATATTATGTAAATGACGGATTTTTGACTATTTCTAGTACAAGCGGAGAAATTACAGATTTTAATAGTATAAATGATATGGCTCGAATACTGGATATCTATACTTTTCCGGTAATTTTAGACGGATATATTAATACTAGAGAAAATTTTATTTCTGCAATAAAGTCTGATGAACTTCTTGGTATTTTTAATAAAACCGAAATAAATTTCGACGATTCTCTTGATATAATTTCTAAATTTTCTAAAATGATGGTATCGTTTTCATCTAAGTTAGGCGGAAAGCCAGAAGGCGTGGTGATACATACTTCAGATAATAAATTATATAAAGTTACACAGTCGGATCAATACGATTTAACCGTTAGGAGTAATAAAAAATTATCATCTCAGATGGATGCTGAATCTGAAAAAGAATATCAAAATAAAATTTCTGAACTTGCAAGGGGATTTGTAGATAGACTTGATTTTAGTAATTCGGTTGAAAATTTATTAAAAACGTATAATGATTTTATTAAAAAAGTTGATTTAGAAAAAATACACCATTCTAAAAAATCTCGTATAAATAAGATCGACGATCTCATGTTAGCGGGAAAGTTTTTAATACAGAGATACGTTTTTTCTGGAAGAAATACAAAAACTTTGGGATTGGTTCCAATGGCAGCAAAACCTGTACATTTGGGCCATTGGAAGTTAATACAACTCGCGTCGAAAGAAAATAATAATGTGATTGTTTATATTAGCGAAAAAGATCGTATCAAAAAAGGAGAGTATCCTATAACAGGAAATCAAATGATACAGATATGGAATGAAATCTTAAAACGATATCTGCCAAATAATGTAAAAATAAAATTTGTAGACAGTCCTGTTTCTGCGGTTCGTTATATGCTTTTAGATTTAGATAAAGAATTTAATGAATCGCCTATCGTGAACATATATTCCGACATAGACGACATAAATTCATATAACTCAGAAGAATTCAAATCAAAATATAAAAATTTATTTGGTTTAAATAAAATTAAATTAAGAGGGATAGAACGTTCTCACACGGTTGATATAAGTGGAACAAAAATGCGTGAATTTTTACAAAATGATGATAAACTTTCATTTACTAAAAATTTGCCCGATATTTCTGATTTAGACAAAGAGAAAATATATAACTTAATAAAAAATATTTCAAGATCAAAAACTTTGAACGAAAGTGGTCAATCGATTGCATCGATTGATCCTAAGACTCCTAAAACAGTTAACGGCAAAACTGCTAGAGCTGATAAAAAACTCAATATTTCTGGTGGAAATAGAACAATTATTTCTGACCATATAAGAGATTTAGCTATTACCTTAAATAAACATATAAATTTTTGGAATCCAAACAATCCATATATTAAAAGCGGTTATATCTTTAATGGAAGTTCACAGCATCTAATGAATCCTGATGTGGATGATATATTAAGGAAAAAAACCGGCGATCCTGACATTTCTTTGGAAAAAATAAAATCTGATTACGGTGATATAGATATTATTGTTCCTATAACTAAACTAGATGAACTTAAGAAATTTTTAGACACAAAGGATGATAATAAAAGTGAATGGGAACCTGGATCAGAAAATAAAATAACCGACCAATTTTTTTATGTCGGTAGAACAAAGAGTGCCGCAGCAATACCTGATCAATTAGTTACTATTTTTTGGTACAAACCAAATAATCAAATTGTTCAGGTTGATTTCGAGGGAGACAATATGGTTAAAGATCAGCAAGGTTATGAGAAACCTTCTGAATGGACTAAATTTTCAAAAGATTCTCCATTAGATGATTTGGCTAAAGGAATTAAAGGATTGGCAGGCGCAATTTTATTACGGTCATTAGCTAGAGGAACTACCAGATTAGAAAATGTAATAGTTCTGACTCCCGGCGGAGTCAAAAAATATAAAGAAAAAAAAGAAATAACAGACAGGGAAATTTCTAAAAATAAAAGAGACTCTATTCCATCTGAATATACTCTAAATACAGGCGGCGGAGGTGCAGGAATAAGAAAAGCTTATAACTATGTTGGAAAAATAAATAATAAAGATGCTTATGAGTTTGTAGAAGCGCGAACGGCAAAAGATATGGGAGAAAAATTTGTATCAATTACAAATTTATCAAAAATATTTGAAATAATTTTTAAAAAATCTCCCACATCGGATGACTTAAATAACTTTAGAAGTTTTCAGGGTCTTTTAAAAATGATGCGAGATAACTTAGACAAAAAAACTATAAATATTGTATTGAACAGATTCGTGGAGATTATAAAAACCGAAAATATTTCTTCTACTGAAAAATCTGCTATAGAAGACATGATTAAATCTACTTTAACATAATAAAATGTAGTGAGTTTTATTTTTTTTAAGAAAATTCATTATATATATCAACGGTTATTTAAATTATGAAGCGTGCAAAAAATAAAAGTAATATTGATATTATAAAAGGTTATTTATCCGGAGAAAGGCCATTTGTTCAAGTGGGATATAATTCTGATATGTCAGAAAGAAAAGAAGGTGAGACTTGGACAGATGCTGGAGGTAAATGTTGGATTTATAAAAACGGAAGAAAACGGCGGATAAATACTCCGCAGAAAATAAATCCTGATATTATTAGATTGCGTTGTAAAGACTGTGATATGGATATGAAGTGGGGTAATTATTTGGACGACAAAATCTTTCCAAAAACAGGAAGATGTTACGATTGTAATATAAAATTTGAAACAAAATTAAAATTAGAAAATAAGTTTGAAGATTATGAAAAAATAAAAGTTTTTAACAATCAAAAAAGTTTTTGCTTAGATTTAAAATCTAAATTAGAAGAGACTATAAAATATTTAGAAACCGCATCAAATGATATTGTTTATTTAAATGAAGATGGTAGTAAAGAAATTTGGAAAGATACTACTAAAGAAAAAGTATTATCTGATGCTAAAAATGATTATAAGGAGTGTTTAGACGCACTAGATAGAATTGAAAATCAACTTAAAGCTTTAAATGGGTGAAACGAAACCAAATTTAAGAGAGATAATAAAGGAGGAATACAAACGATGTTTGTCTGATCCACTTTATTTCATGAGAAAATATGTAAAAATTCAACATCCGTTAAGAGGAACTCTTCCGTTTGATTTATTTCCGTTCCAAGAAGATGCTTTAAAAGGATTAATAAATAATAACTATAATATAATTTTAAAGTCAAGACAGATGGGTATTACTACTCTTACGTCAGCCTATGCTTTATGGTTAATGCTGTTTCACAGTGATAAAAACATTTTGTGTATTAGTATAAAACAAGAAACGGCAAAAGAAATAATAACGCGAGTTAGATTTGCTAATAATAATTTGCCGTCTTGGTTAAAGGTTCAATGTATAGAAGATAATCGTTTATCTTTAAGATTGAAAAATGGTTCGCAAATAAAAGCCGTGTCTTCTTCAGGAGATGCGGGTCGTTCGTCGGCTCTTTCTTTATTAATAATAGATGAAGCCGCATATATAGATAATATAGAAGAAATTTGGCTATCTGCACAGCCAACTCTTTCTACCGGCGGTCGAGCAATTTTACTGAGCACCCCAAATGGCGTAGGAAACTTTTTTCATAAAACGTGGGTCGGCGCAGAATCAAAACAGAACGAATTTAATACAATAAAATTACCATGGCAGCTTCATCCAGAACGTGACCAGTCTTGGAGAAACAAACAAACAGAATTGTCCGGAATAAAAGGTTCAGCTCAAGAATGCGACTGTGATTTTACTACTACAGGTCATACAGTAATTGATACTGACACATTAAAGTGGGTCCAAGAAAAATGCATAAGAGACCCTTTGGAAAAAAGATTCGCCAATCAATCTTTGTGGATTTGGGAATATCCTAATTATAGTAAACAATACATAGTGTGCGCAGATGTGGCTAGAGGCGATGGGGGTGACTATTCCGCATTTCATGTTTTAGAAATAAATGATTTAAAACAAGTAGCAGAATTTAAAGGCTCGGTTGATACAAAAACGTATGGAAATATACTGGTGAGTGTGGCTAACGAATTTAACCGAGCAATACTTGTTATAGAAAATAATAGTTATGGTTGGGCTACCATTCAACAAGTTATAGATTTACAATATCCTAACACGTTTTATAGCAGCGCAGATTTATTATACGTCGATTTAGAAAAACAGATGAATAATAAAATAAATCGTGCTGAAAAAAATATGGTTCCAGGATTTACTACAACAAATAAAACTCGTCCGCTTATAATTTCAAAATTGGAATCTTACTTTAGAGAAAGATCAATAATAACAAATTCGGTGAGATTATATGAAGAGTTATCAGTATTCATTTGGAATGGAAGTAAACCAGAGGCAATGGGTGGTTACAATGATGATTTAGTTACAAGCTTGGGGATGGGACTGTGGGTGAGAGATACCGCTTTGAGATTACAAACTCAAAGTGGAGAATATACTAAAAACTTAATCGATGCAATTAGTAGAACCGGTGGAGGATCTGCAATTTATACTTCAAAGACACAAGAATCAGAAAATTATTGGAGTATGCCGCTTCCTTCTCAAGGAAATAATAACGGAATTAATAAACAAAGAGAAGATTTAAAGTGGTTATTATAATTCTTTTTAACTATTTATTTTTATAAAAATATGGATTCGAACGACGCCAAAAAACCAATAGATTTAAAATCAAAAAGTCTTTTTGCAAAATTAAAAAGGTTGTTTTCCACGGATGTAGTGGTAAGAAATGTTGGTGGAAAAATGTTAAAGATAAAGGATACTGATCAGATTCAGTATGCCACCGATAGAAATACTCTCAGAGATAGATTTAATAGAATACGTACTTCTGGCTATAGTCAATATAGTCGTGATTTTACGATGGCGTATCAGTCGTCTAGAATAGAATTATTCCGCGATTATGATGTTATGGATATGGATCCAATAATATCATCCGCACTTGATATTTACGCAGATGAGTGTCTTACGCAAAATGAAATGGGTTATGTTCTTAATGTAAAGGCCGATGATAATAATGTTAAAAGAATACTAGAAAATCTGTATTATGATATTCTTAACATAGAATTCAATTTATGGAGTTGGACACGAAATATGTGTAAATATGGAGATTTTTATTTAAAATTACACATTAGTCCTGAATATGGAATTTATTTGGTTGAACCGTTATCCGCATACAATGTTTCTCGTGTAGAAAATAGTGATCCGATGAACAAAAATTACATCAAATATCAAGTTAACTTTGAAAGTGGTGTAATGGAAGAGTTAGAAAATTATCAAGTGGCACATTTTAGATTATTATCTGATAGTAATTTTCTTCCATATGGCAAATCTATGGTTGAAGGATCTAGACGTGTTTGGAAACAATTAAGTTTAATGGAAGATGCGATGTTAATACATCGTATTATGCGGGCTCCTGAAAAAAGAGTATTTAAAATTGACGTAGGAAATATACCTCCCGGAGAAATTGATAATTTTATGGAACGTACCATGAATAAAATGAAAAAGGTTCCTTATATAGATGAAAAAACCGGCGATTATAATCTCAGATTTAATTTACAAAACATGGTGGAAGATTTTTATTTGCCTGTTCGTGGTGGAGATAGTGGAACTGATATTCAACCTTTATCCGGCATGGAATTTACCGGTACGGATGATATTGAGTATTTAAGAAATAAAATGATGGCCGCTTTAAAAATTCCCAAAGCTTTTTTGGGATATGAAGAAGATCTATCTGGAAAAGCCACATTAGCGGCTGAAGACGTTAGATTTGGTCGAACCATTCACCGTATTCAAAAAATATTGATTAGCGAATTGACAAAGCTCGGCGTAGTTCATTTATACTCTCAAGGATTTACTGATGAAAATTTGGTTAATTTTAGCTTAGAATTAACAAATCCATCAACTATCTTTGAAAAAGAAAAAATTGATATTTGGGGAAATAAAGTGACGGTGGCCAAAGATATGATGGAAAATAAATTGTTTTCTAAAGATTGGATATATAAAAATATTTTTAATATGTCGGATGAGGACGTATTGAATACAAATAGCGAAGTTGTAGAAGATGCCAAACAGAGTTGGAGGTTTAAACAAATAGAAGAAGAAGGTAATGACCCCGCATCTTCTTTACAAAAAATAAATAAAGATGGAGAATCGGAAGACGCGGGCGGTGGTTCTGATGAAACTTCTAGCGAAACTTCTAGCGAAACCCCTAGCGAAACCCCTAGCGAAACCCCTAGCGAAACCCCTAGCGAAACCCCTAGCGAACCTGCTAGCGCAGCTCCGCCATTAGCCGAAAAAACAGATCGACCTTCTCAAAAAGGGAAAAAAGACGCAAGAAATTACCCATTTGGAGAAGATCCGCTGGGAAGATTAGAGAATCGAGCCGATTATCGTAAAAATCCGATTTCCCATAAATATAAAAATCAATCACCGTTAGGGTTTGAATCTTTAAATTTAGGTAAATTATCAGATTTTTTGGCTAAAGATGATAAAAAAGAGTTATTGAAAGAATCTTCAAAAGTTAAATCTTTATTAGATGAGAATAATATAATAGATAATTTAAAATAAATACACTATAAATGTGTTTTTTTTAAAAGACTAATATATTTATAAACTAAAGTAGTTAGATAATATGCATAAATCTAAACATTCTAAATTCAAAAATACAGGTATATTATTTGAATTATTAACACGGCAAATTACTGCGGATATTTTGGCAGGAAAAGATGAGTCTAAAGCAAAGGATATTTTGTTCAAATATTTTAAAGAACACACTCAGTTAGGAAAGGAATGGCAACTTTATAATTTTTTAGTAAATGAACAATTTTTAGATGATACAAAAGCGGATAGAGCAATTTCTGTGGTTTTAAAATCAAGAGAAAAAATAAATAACAAAAAATTAATTCAAGAAAAATACGAACTGATAAAAGAAATAAAAGATACCTACCCAATTGATAAATTTTTAAAGTCAGGAATAAAAAATTATAAAATATACGCGTCTATTTATAAAGTTTTTGAAAGTCACGTTGGAAATATTTCTTTTAGAGCCGATGAAATATTTCAAGCAAAAAATTGTTTGATTGAGAGTCTTGTCTCCGTTAAAAACTCAGTTGAATCTAAAGAAGATTCATTGCTCAGTCGATATAAAAAAGAAAGTGAAGAAGTTAGATTATTAGCCTATAAGTTTTTAATAGAAAATCTAAATAAAAAATATAGTGCATTAGATGATAATCAAAAAAATATATTAAAAGAATATATTAATGGAATTTCAACCGCAGGCTCTATAACCCACTTTATACTTGAAGAAAAAAATAAAGTTAAATCCGAACTTTCTTATTTGATTGAAAAGATAGATTCTCAAGTCATAAAAATTAAAATAAATGAAGTGTTAAATCAATTATCTAAAATAAACACTGATAAAGGCGTGCGAGATAATCATGTAATGGTATTGCTTCTCTCTCACGAATTAGTTAAAGAAATAAAAAATCATATAACATGAGTAAATTAAAAAACATCATAAAAGAACTTACCAAAGAAATAATGGATGAAATGTCCACTACGGGAGGCGTGGCCGGCTATTCTACACCTTTTGCTTTTAGTAAAGGTGGAAAAAATAAAGCTACTAAAGCTATGGAAAAGTTGGGATTTAAAACTGTAGAAGAAAAAATGGATCCGGTTGGAAAAGAGGATAGCGATATTAATAATGATGGAAAAGTGAATAAACAAGATAAATATCTTTTAAATCGTAGAAAAAAAATCGGTCACGCAATTGCACGTAGAAACAGCGGTAGGTTAGATGAAGAAACGGTTGATATTTCTGCGACAATTATAGACCCCCTTAAAAAAACAGCGGAAACTTTAGATAAAGAACAAAAAACTAAGCTAGAAGCTAAATTAAAAGAGTTTGAGACTCAGTTACAACAAAAAATTTCTGGAAAAATTATAAATTTTAAAGGTAAAAAGGGTGACCCTTATCAATCAGTAAAAGATTATCGCGTAAGACTATCACCGTATGCAGCAACTCCGATTGAAATTGAAAACTGGCCAAGTAAAAATAATCCTTTAAATTTTCAAATAAAAATTATAGGAAAGCAAATTTCAGATACTGGAAAGGAATTCGGCGTCGAGTCAGGATTTTTTATAGATTTTTCTCTTCCGAATTCATTTTCAATTGGAGATGCAGCTCAACCGGCTGCTCAACCAGCTGCTCAACCGGCTGCTCAACCAGCTGCTCAACCGGCTGCTCAACCAGCTGCTCAACCAGCTGCTCAACCAGCAAATACTCTTGATGGACAAGTTGCCAGATAAAATTATGAATAAACAATTATTAACAAATTGTATTCCTTTTCAAACAGTAAAAACTACGCTGAATGAATCTACGTCGGTAGCAGGAAAAATGGTGGTCTCAGGAATTTTACAAAGAGCCAATGCAAAAAATCAAAATGGTAGAATTTATCCATTAGATGTTCTTAAACGAGAGGTTGAAAAGTATAATCAAACTTTTGTAAAAGAAAAACGTGCGGTAGGAGAACTTGATCATCCAGATAGTGAAGTTGTAAATCTTAAAAATGTTTCTCATAATATTACTAAAACTTGGTGGGACAATAACGATTTAATGGGTGAAGTGGAAATTTTAACTACTCCGAGTGGAAATATTTTAAAAGAACTATTAAAGTGTGGAATTACCGTTGGAATTTCCAGCCGAGGATCAGGTTCGGTAAAAAAAGTAAATGAAAGTACTGTTGAAGTCAACGATGACTTCTCACTAATAGCTTTTGACTTTGTTAGCAATCCTTCGACTGTTGGAGCTTTTATGTTACCCGAGTCTCCTTTGAATGAATCTGTAAAAATTTTACAAAATCCCATTACTAACAAATGGGAAACTGTGGAAAAAATAATACGTGATATTATTAACGAAATAAAATAATCTTATAAAGTAAATTTAATTGGTTAGTTTATTGTTCTACTATATAATTATACTCAAAATCAAAGGGTATAAGTATGATCGACTGGATTCGAGAAAAGGTAATTGTAAATGGTAAATTGTTGCCTGAAAGAAGTAAGAAGTCGTGGTTTATAAAAAATGGTCACTGCGATCGATATGATGAAATAGTCAGTCAAACTTCTTTCTTAAAAGATCCCACTTTTGCACAAAGAATTTGGCACGTTTATCACAATCAATCTTTTCTTTCAAAATGTTGTAATCCTAAATGTGAAAGAATTCCAAAGTTCTTTTCTTTTTCTAAAGGTTATTTAAGAACGTGTTCATCAACATGCGCGCAACATGATCCACAAACAATAAATAAAATTAAATCTACAAACATTAAAAAATATGGAGTGGAGTATGGATTAAGCAACAAAGAAATAAAAGAAAAAATAAATAAAACAGTAAAACAAAAGTATGGTGTAGATAACGTTTCACAATTAAAAGAAATATCGGAAAAGAAAGTAAAAACTTGTTTTGAAAATTATGGAGTAAAGTGGATATTGAGTGATCAAAAAAGAAAAGAAAAAAGTATATACAAAAAGTATGGCGTTAAAAATGTTAGAAATTTAAAAAATGTGAACGATAAAATTTCTGCCACTCGTCGTGGCGGTTTTTACGATTACTTGTTTGTGTCAGATAGATTAAGAGGCAAGGTTTTACCTTTATTTACAAAAGAGGAATACGTAAATGGGGGTTATTATTCTGACTACAAATTTAAATGTTGTAAATGTAATGTTGAATTTGTGGATTGTTTGGAAGACGGAGACATCCCTCGATGTAATGTTTGTTATAAAAATTCATCGTTGTTTGAGAAAGAAATTGTAGATTTTGTTAGGGCGACATTGATCAACGAAGTGGTCGAAGAGAATAATAAAAAAATATTAAATGGTTATGAGATTGATGTGTATGTTCCTTCAAAGAAAATCGCAATAGAATGTGATGGATTATTTTGGCATGGAGAAATCAATGGTCTAAAAGATAAAAACTATCATTTAAATAAAACAAAAGAATGTTTGGATAAAGGTATAAGATTAATTCATATATTTGAAGACGAGTGGTTGTTTAATAAAGAGATCGTTAAGAATAGACTAAAATATATGTTGGGTTGTGAAACAAATAAAATTTATGCGAGAAATTGTAATGTTAGAATTATAGACTCTAAAAAATGTTGTGACTTTTTAGAAAAATATCACATTCAAGGAAAAGATTCTAGTAGTATAAAATTGGGGTTGTTTCTTGGAGAGGAGTTAGTATCCACGATGACGTTCGGAAATATGAGAACGTGCCTTGGAAATAAAAATAATAATTCTGAATACGAATTATATAGGTTTTGTAATAAAAACATCAGCGTCGTGGGTGGATTCAGTAAATTATTGAATTTTTTTATAAAAACATACAATCCAAATAAAATTATTAGTTATGTCGATCGAAGGTGGAACGATGGAAAATCATATGAAACGGTCGGATTTAAATTTGTGAAATCTACACCGCCGAATTATTGGTATTTTGGTAAAAACAAAAATTATAAAAGACATCACAGATTTAATTTTGCAAAACACACATTAAAGAATAAGTTGTCTAATTTTGATAATAATTTAACTGAGTGGGAGAACATGAAAAATAACGGATATGATAGAATTTGGGACTGTGGCAATATAAAATACGAATTATTTTATAAATAAATACTATTTATAGTCGTATAAATATTAAAATATATGCCCGCAAAAAGTGAAAAACAAGCTAGATTTTTTAGGTTGGTAAAAGGCGTTCAGTCAGGAAATGTATCGCCTTCTAAAGTGTCAAAAAATGTTAAAAACGTAGCTAACACTATGAGTAAAAAAAGCGTAAATGATTTTACCAAACTAAAAGAATATATAAAAAAACAAGTATCAGAGATTATTTGTGAAATAGATAATCCTGTGGTGAAAAATGTGGAAGCGGTTGACAATTTTGACGAATTCGTTTCTCGTCCTGAAAATCAAGGTGTAAATTTTACTGACGACGAGTTGTCGGCGGTTGATACTATTTCTAATAAACCCGACGAAAAAACTCCTAATAAAATTAGTTACAATTCTACAGAAACAACTACAGGTAATAATAAACAATTGATTGTAATTAAAAAAGCCACTCCAAAAAAGGTATATATAGCGATTTGTTGCCCAAATAGATCTCCGGTGAATATAAGTGATACCGATTCGTCAAAATCTGATTCAAAAAATAAAAAAGATAAAATAATTATTAAGATAAGTAAAAATTATGAAGATTCAGAGAATTGCTCGGTTCTTTATAATTTTATAAATTATATAATTAAAGAATATAATATAACGTGAATATTTTAAATCTAAAGGATATTAAAGACTCTGATATGATTCCTCCTGACGATTGGAATTATCACTGTTGGCAGATCCTTGATGATTTGGGATTTAAATTAGATGGTTCTTTTAAAATGTCATTGGATCATAAAGACGACTTTGAAGGCATAAAAAAAATGATGAAGATGATAGTATTTAAAAAGAAAGACGGTTGGTATCTTGAGTATATAAAAAATAATAATGATATTGATGGAGAACCAGTTAAAATAGAACAAATAAAAAAATTCTCGGATTTAACAGAAATAATACATGATATTTTTCAAAAATTTTAACTATTTATAATCATGATACAGTTAAAAAATTTATTGCCTGAAAACACTCAAGCTCCACAACCACAAGAAAATCAAAGTGGTGTTTCGGAAACTTCTTCCAAATTGACCATCGAACAAAAAAGAAAATTATCGGAGATGGTATCCCGATATAATGAATATGGAAAAATACTTTATCGTGAGAAAAAAATAACGGAGATTGCTCAGAATTTACAAGAAATCTCCGATTTAGCAGAAAACTATGCTTTAAATGAATGTGGTGATTGGTTTGAGGAGAATATAGTTAAAAGAAACTTTCAAGAAATGAAAAAATATTGTGAACAGTTTGGAAAATTAGCAAAAGAAACTCAATCCAAACAACATCAAATGGAAGCTCTATACGAAGATATGGGACATATCTTAGAGAGATATTTTGAAATTAAAGGTTAAGTTCGTATTTAAGATTTCCGCAATCCCAAATTCTATCATATCCATTTAATTGCATATTTTCCCATTCTGTCAGTGATGAATCGAAATTATTTAATCTGTTTTTCAATTCCGATTTTCTAAATGTAAATCTGTGGAACCTTTGTAGATAATTTTTCTTATTGACGTAAAAATAATTTGGGCTAGTTTTTTTACAAAAAATGAATCCCAGTTTTTTGTAAAGATTATTTAAATTAAACGACCATCTTCTGTCTGCGTAGCTTATAATTTTTTTGGGATTGTAATTTTTAATAAAATTGTTTAGTAATTTTTCGGCTCCGCCTATAACAACATTTTCCGAACAATATCTTATTAATTCGTATTCGTTATTATTGACGTTAATATTTCCTGTGACACGCCTAAGTTGTCCGAATGACATTGTGGATATTAATTTATCTTTAAAAAATAATCCTAATTTTATTTTTGCCGGCGTAAATCCTTGCAAATGATTATTTTCTATAAATTCACGATATTCTTTCGTTGATATTGTTTTTACAATACAATTTCTTGCATATATTTTTTCAACTTTTCCTATTTTTAGTATACTTTTTATACGATTTATTATAATATTCTGTTTTAAACGCCATTCATCTTCAAATATATGAATTAGTCTTATATTCTTGGATTCACATAATTCGGTTTTATTTATGTGATATTGTTTATTCTTTAAGCCACCAAGTTCACTGTGAAAATAATTTCCGTTCATTTCTATAGCGACTCCCTTATCTGGAAAATAAATGTCTAATTCTAGTCCATCACACACAACTTTATCATTAAAAATTAAATTTTTTAATCCTAAATCATCTATTAAAAAATTCTTTAGTTCAGATTCCATCAAGGATTTTTCTTTCTTAGAAGGATTACATTTTAAACATTGTGGAAAATTGCCGTCATCTAATGTGTCCAGAAATTCTTGATTGCATTTCATGCACTGAAATTTATATTTATGGCCGACTCCTTCATAATCTTCAATTGAAAATAAAGGTTTATATAATTTTTTGAGTCTTTCTCCATTAATCAGTGAGTTATATAATTTCAACAAAGATCTTTTCTTGCTTTTTTTTCTGGCCTCTTCTGTTTGAGAATAACAATTTACATTAAAGTTTTTTTTATAAAAATTTTTGGTTTTTTCTTTCTTATCGTTTGAAGATAAATAATATTCGGTTCCATATTTTTTTAAATTTGTATTTTTTGATTTATCTAAAAATATTTTATCCTTCATCGGATGTTCTACCCCATATTTTTTAATACATGTTTGTTTACACTTTTCTTTATATTCTTGAGTTTGCGAATAAAATTCTACTCCGTATTTTTTAATATTCTTTAATTTCAAATCACGTTTAAAGTTTTCAGTTTTAAAGATATTATCAACTCCATATTTTTTAACAATCGCATCTTTAGATTTATTTTTAACATCGTTTGATTGCATTGCATCTTTAACGCCGTATTTAGACAAACAAGTTAATTGTGCTTTTTCTCTTAACTCTGACGACATTCCAGCGTTTTTAACTCCATACTTTTTAAGCATTGTGTCTTCTCTTTTTAACTTGATGCATGAAATGTTTTCACACACATCAATATCAGATTTTGAATTTTTTCTGGCAGAATATATGTTTAAAGATTTTTTTTCAAAAATACACCCGCATAAATCACACTTAACGACGATGTGTTTTATCGAAAACTTAGAAGGTATTTCTCCAAATTTTTTAATGGTTAATTCATTATCAATCATAATATCTCCTATATCTACATATAGTATACATATTGTTACGTTAATAAAATAATTTAATTTTTTTTGTTTTTTATTTATTTTATTTATATTTATAGTCAATGGGTGTGGAACCATCCTAAATAAACTAAGTAGAAATTGTCTACAGTAGTTCCTGTTTAAATACAATATCTTCATATATTGTTGAATGAAATTTAACTTCAATTGAAGTTCAACAATAACTTCATAAAAATTAAAAACATAAATTAAAATTATGACAAGTGAACTCTTAAAAGAGGCAATTGCTGACGCCAAGGCCGTCCGTGCAACTGCCATTGCAAATGCAAAACTCGCATTGGAAGAAGCCTTTACTCCAAGATTACAATCCATGTTAGGGCAAAAACTTCGTGAAGAACTTGATGAGAACGAATTGGAAGAATCCTCTGATGATACGACTGAAAATATCACTTCGGAAGAAGTTGATGAAATGTTAAAAGAGCTTGATGTGGAGAAAGCAGATGAAAATGCCGCCCCTGCTGCTACCGTTGCTGCAGATCCTACTGCCGCTCCTGTTGCTGCCGATCCTGCTGCCGCTCCTGCTGCTGCCGCTCCTGCTGCTGCCGCTCCTGCTGCTGCCGCTCCTGCTGTTGCCGATCCTGCTGCTGCCGCTCCTGCTGCCGCTCCTGCTGTTGTCGCTCCTGCTGTTGCCGCTCCTGCTGCCGATCCTGCTGCCGATCCTGCTGCCGCTCCTGCTATTGATTCCAAGACTGTTTCTGAAAGCGACGATTCGGATGAGGTTGATTTAGAGGAACTTCTCGCTGAAATAAATGAGATGGACGTCGACAGTATGACTGAGGAAGACGACGGCATGACTGAGGAAAACGACAGTATGACTGAGGTTGATTTAGATGAACTTCTCGCTGAACTAAATAAAGAGGGAGACACAGAACACGATGAAGACGATGATACTAAAACCTCAGAAGCCGTTAAATCTGAATTAAATGAGGCTTTGAAAACCGTAGAGTTTTTAAAAACTCAGTTAAATGAAGTGAATTTGTTGAATGCGAAATTGCTTTATACCAATAAATTATTTAAAGCACATGCATTAGACAACAACCAAAAAATGAAGATTATTGAAGCGTTTGATTTGACCAAGTCCGTCCGTGAAGTCAAATTGACCTACAATAATTTGTCTGAAGCATTGAATCTTAGCAAAGTGAAGACTGCTCCTAAGAAGTCTCCGATTGCTGAAGGCTTCGCATCAAATACAACTGGAACAACCAAGCCCGTTCAGGCAGAGAAATCTGTCATTTCGGAGTCGGTTAACGGACAGGTTTCGAGATTCCAAAAACTCGCTGGAATTAAGAAATAAAAAAATTTGCGTAAAAAACAGTAAAACAAAAACAAAAATATGAGTGATATTAAAGAATTGTTAACTAACAATACGAATCCTATGAGCCGCCTCTTGGAGGAGACTCGTGGATTACAAGGCAAGTGGGAAAAAACCGGCTTGCTCGAGGGGTTGGCTGGTACCGAAAAGGCTCAAATGTCTGTATTGCTTGAGAACCAAGCACAGCAGTTGATCAAAGAGGCTACCTCAACCGGAACTAGCGCAAACAGTGAACAGTGGGCAGGCGTAGCTCTTCCGCTCGTTCGCCGTGTGTTCGCTGAAATCGCTGCGAAGGAATTCGTAAGCGTTCAACCAATGAATCTTCCAAGTGGACTTATCTTTTACTTGGATTTCAAATATGGTAATACTAAATCAGGAGTCACGAGTGGAGATAGTCTATTCGGCGGAACTTTAAAGAAACTTGGTTCTACTGACAGTGCCGTTAATGGTTTGTATGGTGCCGGTCGTTTTGGATACACCATTAATCCTGTTTCTGTAGCAGCTACATTAAATACAGGCTCCACATCAGGTTTGACTGTCTGGGAAGCTTGTAATTTTGATGCAGACTTCAGCGCAAGTGCTGCTGCCGGAACTTATCAAAAATTCACAATTAACTTAGCTTCAAACTCTGATAATTTAGATTTGAACGCGATTAGAAGTTTCAACTTCTTCTCTGCTTCTGTAGATTGTGGAGTTTTGGATCAGTTCACAAAAGTTTACAATACTGGCTCTGCAACATCTCCATATTATGTAGTTACTGGAGTGGGATTAAGCAGCGTAATTGATCACGCAGCTGGAGCTTACAGCGTAACTATTTCTGGAAGCAAACAGCCAACAGATTCTACTCGTGGTGACTTTGAAGATAAAAACAGCACCGGTGATAGCACCACAGCTGTTGGTATTCCTGAGGTCAACCTTGAACTCAAGAGCGAACCGATCGTGGCTAAGACCCGCAAGTTAAAAGCAGTCTGGACTCCAGAGCTTGCTCAGGACTTGAATGCCTACCACAGCATTGATGCTGAGGCAGAATTGACTGCTCTCTTGAGTGAGTATGTTTCTATGGAAATCGATCTCGAAATCCTCGACATGCTGTTGGTTTCTGCTCCTGGAACAACCACCGAAGCTTGGAGTGCTAAAATTGGCGTAGAGTTTACCAAAACTCTCGATAGCGATGGTAATGCTTCATTTACTCGCCTTGACGACAGTTCTCCAAACAGAACCGCCTATGTCAAGAGTTCTTGGTTCCAGACCCTCGGAAGCAAGATTCAACGTGTCTCTAACAAGATTCATCAGTTGACTCTCCGTGGTGGAGCTAACTTCTTGGTTTGTTCTCCAGATGTCGCAACCGTCCTCGAATCAATTCCTGGATTCGTTGCTTCAACCGATGGTGATAGTGCTAAGTTCGCAATGGGTGTAAGCAAAGTTGGTAGCTTCGCAAGTCGCTTCCAGGTTTACAAGAACCCATACATGGTTGAAAACCAAATCTTGGTTGGATTCCGTGGAAGTAACTTCCTCGAAACTGGCGCAGTCTATTCGCCATATATTCCTCTCGTTCAGACACCACTCGTGTATGATCCAGTCAACTTCACGCCACGCCGTGGGGTAATGACAAGATATGCGAAGAAAGTCGTTCGTCCGGAATTTTATGGTCGTATTCAGGTTGCTGACTTGAACCACGTCTAATTCGTAGTTGATTAAACTCAAAAGAACCCTCCTTGAAGAAATTCTTGGAGGGTTCTTCTTTTTTTGTGTAAAAACTTTCCTTATTTATTTCTGATTAAATAAATTTTTATTTTCTAAAACTTTTAATGATTATACTGATTGGAAGCCAAATTGGTACGGTTAAGACAGACCACTTGATAAAAAAGAATGCTAAATACACCAGCGCTGGGATACACAACCAATAATACATCCAAGGTTGGGAAAGGACTTCAATATCATACTTCCAAAGATTGAATAGAATTTCTATTATTTTATCGTTCATCTTGATTTAGGAGGTAGACTGTTTTCTTTTATTTCAAATACCCCATTTCCTATAAAAGACTCTAATGTATTATATCCACTGTAGCTCACACAACTACTTATACCACCCCACAATTCTTTTACAAGTTCTTTTAAAGGAACAATGTCGTCTTCTATTTTATATACCTTTCCCTCACTATGACGTTTGACTCCCCCAAATAGTTCTTGTTGTTTTTTACTAGCACCGCCCCAATAAGTTCCGTCTTTTATAATATGGGTTTCCGCTTCCGTTGCTTTTGAAAAAAATCCGCCCATCATAACATAATCAGCCCCAGCTCCAAACGCTTTTGAAGCATAATTTCCATTCTTGATGCCACCGTCGGCTATCAAATAAAAATTGTCAATTTTATGTTTGTCAATATATTCTTTACATTCAATAATTTCAGTTATTTGTCCACGATTCACTCCGGTTGCATCCGAAGTGCTGCAAGCGGATCCGCAAGCAATTCCCACTCTGAAATATACTTTAAATTGTTCTTTTAAGAGAGAGTTATAAATTTTAATTCCTTCTTTTGAGTGGATGTTTCCTATGATCAAATTTCTGATTGATGCTTCTGATTTAAGTTTTGATATAACGTCTAATATCTGTTTAGACATGTATCCATTTGCACAATCTATAATCCAATTGTAGGTATAATCTCTGAGTAGATGAACTCTGTCCCAGTCATTTAAACCTATGCTTACATAGGTATTTTTATTATCATGCGTCGAACATTTGACCATTTCTATTTGAGTGACAATATCGCAGAATCTATGAATTCCAACCGATAAACCAATGTCAGTAGCTTCTTTAATAAAAGACTTCCCTACTACCGCTGACATGGGGGACACAAAAATTCTATCTAAAGACATAGGAATATCTGCACGACTTTTTAAGTCCAGATGTGTAGGTTGTGCAATCAAATTGCAATCATTATAATAAATTGATTTTGTATTTAAAATTGTTGGCATAAATTATTCAGTATACTCGCAGATGTATGTGGTTATTGGAGTTTTATCGTAAATTGTATTAATCATTGTGGATACAATCTGCCAATTTCCTCCTGCTAATCCACATCCCATGTATTTTGGAAATCCAACTTTTTTTATATTTTTTTCTATACAATCTTTTTTCATAGAATCGATTGCAGTATATATGGCTTCATAATTTAAATTTCTTTCGTTAGATCCATAGTAATACTGGCCATATAAATTATATACATATTTTATTGAAGAGTTTTCTTTAAATTTCTTAATTTCGGCCAAAGAAAACGTTCCTAATTTATTTTTATTTCCCGCGATTGTTTTTAAATCTGACTCATATGTTTCAGGCATTTTATTTTTTAATTGAAATGCAATTCCTCCGCCCATTGTACAAAAACAATTTGCACAATGTCCGATTGCGTCTACTTCGCATTTTAATAGATCACATTTTATATTAATTACCATCAATTTGATGATATAGATAACTTAATAAAATTCAATATTTTATATTTGTTAAAACTATTTATTTATATGATTAAATTGCGTGAATTAGTTGAAAATGAAAAATCTGATTTAACCGTGATTGGACCTAATACTGTTAATGCTTCATTGGTAGCGATCGATTCTAAAACTAATGAAGAATCCAACTTTGTGATTTCTAATTTAACAAGGCAACCTTTAACTATTAAAGTTAAAGTAATTAACGGTGCATATTTTGTTGATATAAAATAATTTTATGAAACTTTTAGAAATTTTACATGATTTATTATTTCATGCGCCGATGAAACTTACAGGTGAAGATATTGTGTCGGTTGAACTACAATATCATTTAAATAAAAAAATATCTCTAAGTGAAAATGTTTTTAGGACATATAGTGAAAAATATTTTCAACTAATAGAAGAAGTCAGAAGATTATATTTTGATAATAAAATAGAATTAAACGATGATGATGCTGAGTTGGTAGAGAGCGATTTGGGTAAAATGTCTATTTATGAAGGTCGAGAAGTTTATTTAGATGCTCCTATTGAAGAAGAAGAAGATACGTTGTTGGAAGCAAAACATCGTGGAAGAACAGTTAAATTAAATCGTCCGTTTAGAACTCCGGGTGGTCCAAAAAAATATTCGGTATATGTCACAAACAAAAAAGGAAACATTGTAAAAGTTTCTTTCGGAGATCCTAATTTAAGAGTTAGAGGTCGTAGCGCGGCAAGAAGAAAGAGTTTTGCCGCTCGGCATAAGTGCAGTCAGAAAAAAGATAGAACTACAGCGGGATATTGGAGTTGTCGCAGTCATAGAATTCGTTCTTTGGGAAACAAAGGTAAAGGAAAGTATTGGTGATATGATTAAATTAAAAAATATTTTAAATAATAAAATTTTGAATGAAAGCATGACTTTATATGTTAAAGACACAAATTATCAAAGATTTGATAATTTGATGGATTTGTCTTTTCATTTACAAAGAATTGCTTATAAAATTTTAGAGTCTTTGCCAGAGGATCAAATTAATTATTTTAGAAAAAACCGCCCAACCGAACTTTTGGTGGTTGATGGCCAAAGCAATATAGACAGTTCCGTTGGAACGTTGAATTTATATTATAGTGGATATACAAATTCAACACTCAAAAAAATGTTGAGAGAAATATTGGCGGAACTTAAAAAATTAAATATTGAACATGGAAAACTTAAATTGGAAGATAGTAACTCTTACAAATATAAAGTAGTGAGAATTCCAATTGTTAAAAATGAACACAAATATACAGGAGCTCCCGAGGTGAATTTTTCAAATCGAAACGCTTACCATATATATAAAAACATACTTCAATTTGAACCTGATGATGACACCAACAGCGGTTTTAGTTTTACTGCCGACGAACTTAAACGAAGAGTAGAATCGGTTTTAAAATATGATCCCGATTGGATTTCCAAACATACAATTTCAAAACATGATAGTTCTATACCTGATGTAGAACAAGACACTCAAAAAGATTTTGAAAATCCTCATGATGAATTTTCTAAAAAAATAGCTGGTAATGCTAGAATTATAAATATGGGATTGAGTGAATCGGATATTAAACAAAGACTTTATTCTATTTTAGATGTGGCTAATTGGGCTATAAAAAATAATAAAAAAGAGTTATATGTCGCATAATGTTTCTCTTTTAAATTTAATTTTTGAATTAAAATTGTTGACAGACTCGGAAATCTAATTTTAAAAAAGATACGTTAATTTAAAACCGTGAAGATGGGTATTTTATATATTTGTATATATAAAAATAATTTTTAGTTTAACCGAGTCTGATAAATTATATAAACTATATGATTGAGTTTAATAATCATCCATATAAAGAAATAAATTTAGCTCATAATCAATATATACGTGAATTTGATTCTGATGTAAATGAACATGAATTAGAGTGGCATTTAGATAAAGAAGATAGATTTGTAGAGGTACTTGAAAATAAAGGTAATTGGATGTTTCAATTAGATAATCAATTGCCTATATTGTTAGAGGAACGTATATTTATTCCAAAAGAAACATATCATAGGATTATAAAAGGCAGTAAAAATCTAATAGTTAAAATAACGAAACTATAGACATGTTTATTTTATATTTTAACTATTTATAAGATATATGTCTATTGGAATCGATCAGGATAGAATAAGATGGCCAGGAAGTGGTTCCGCAGTATCAGGATCCACTCCATTTGGATTTTATGATGCGGATTCTTCCTTTACTTTAGAATGTTATAATTCAGCAAAATGGGCCGCAACTCGTTTAGGTTATCCGGTCGTAGACATAGAATTAAGAGATGTAAATTTTTACGCGTGTTTTGAAGAAGCAGTATCCGAATACGGTGCTCAGGTGAATCAATTTAATATAAAAAATAATTATTTAAATTTAATTGGCCAGTCGACTTCAGTAAATATAGGTGGAAAGCCTATTGTTGACACAGGTTTGAATTATTTAATAAAATTAGCAGGTGGTTACGGTACGGAAGCATTGGTTGGCGGTAATGTGACCCTTAAAAAAGGTTGTATTGACATAGCTACTAATCAACAAACATACGATCTACAAACATTATGGGGAAACGTATCTGAAAGTTATAACCGATTAGAAATAAAAAAAATATATCATGGTCCCTCCCCCGCATTTGCTCGTATTTACGATCCTTTCAGCATGACTGGAATGAGTTACAGCAATGTGTTAAATGAAATGGGATTTGCGGGTTATTCTCCTGCTACGCAATTTTTAATGACTCCAATATTTGAAGATTTGCTTCGTGGACAAGCTATAGAATTTAATGATATGGTAAGAAAAAGTGGTTATAGTTTTGAATTAATAAATAATAGACTTAAAATATTTCCTATACCCACTACAAATTTTAAATTATATTTTGAGTACTATCTTGAAAATGAAAAAGCTAATTCTGTATTCATTTCTGGATCGACTCCATACTCAAGTTCATCTGATTATTCTAATATTCCATATCAAAATATTCCTTACTTTAGTATAAATTCAGTTGGAAGACAATGGATTAAAAAATACTTTTTAGCTTTATGTAAAGAATTGTTAGGCGCAATTCGTCAGAAATATTCAACCGTCCCTATACCTGGCGGAGAAGTAACACTCGATGGCTCCGAACTAAGAAGTGAAGCTAATACAGAAAAAGAAGCATTAATTACACAATTGCGTGAAATGTTAGAAGCTACTACGCTAGATAAACAACTAGAATCTAATGCAAATAAGGTGGAAAAAACTATGACGGCATTAAAATCGGTACCTAATTTAATTTATATTGGATGATGTACTATGGCTGACTATTCAGGAAGATATTTTTCTAGTCGAGATCAACTTTTGTTAAATTCTTTTAATGCAGAGTTGTTGGGTGATATTATTCAAACAATTGTACTTTTATATAAAATTGCGCCGACTGAAACCAAAACTAATGTATACGGTGAAACAAACCAAACTACTGGTAAATTTTACTATCCTGCCGTGGAGATGTCCGCTTTGATTGAAAGAACTGATATATCTTCTGAAGACGAGGGGTTTGGACCTGATAGGAAACAGTCGGTGGTATTTAAATTTAGAGAATTAATGCTTAAAGAAGTGAACTTTTTCCCCCAACTTGGCGATTTGGTCCTTTTTAACGAACGTTATCATGAAATTGATAATGTTGTTCAAGAACAATTTGATGGCGGCCAGCCTGAAAAAAGTCGTTCGATAATTTGTAATACACATTATAGTCGATTTAGCAAAATAAATTTAATAGATAGACAAGGGTAATATTATGGCTTGGAAAGGAAATATAGATAATCCCGTTCCCAATAATATTCAATTGGGTAACAATGTAAATGACATTAAATTGTCCGAAAATCGTGCGTTAAATGTTCGTCGAGATGATGATGTTAATAAAGATTTTACTGTTAATTTAATCGACATAGATACTGCGATTTATAATTATATAGATAAAAATATAAATATACAAGTCGTGGATAATGGCACGAATATAAAAGTGCCGATTTATTATGCTTCTCCTGAAAAATGGAAGGCCATTCAACAAGATGGTGTGTTACGTGATCAACAAGGAAAAATACAACTGCCTGTGATGGTTTTTAAAAGAAATTCTTTTTCAAAAAATTCAAGTTTAATGACGTTGAATAGACATTTAACATATCCGGTTATGAAAAAATTTGATGAAAAAAATAAATACGACAAATTCTCTTTGTTGAATAATCATGTCGCTCCTGTTCACCAAATTTTTGGCGTCACTCTTCCTGATCATATTGATGTAACATATGAATTTACATGTTGGTGTGAATATATCGAACAATTAAATAAAATAGTTCAGAAAATTAATTTTGCTTGTGAAGAATATTGGGGCGATCCAAAGCGGTTCAAATTTCGTGTATACGCTAATGATTATAGTTTTACTACCGAAACAAGTACGGATGCTGATAGATTGGTCAGATCTACTTTTAGTTTAAAAGTAAAAGCCTATCTTTTGGAAGAATCTCTAGAAAATAGACAAAACACTGTGAAACGAAGTCTCACTCCGCGAGTTATAAAAATAGGTACCGAAATTGTTTCTGGTGAACAAATGGATCAAATAAATAAAAATTTAAAGAAAACTTCTTATAAAAAACCCACCGATTACCATTACGTAAACCCGTTGGTTCCTGATGATGAAACCTTTAGGACGCCTAAAATTAATGTGGATGGGGCTACGGCGGACGTATCTAACCAAGATGTAGTCGCAATTCGTAGTTATTACGACAATCTCATTCAATCCACTAATACGGCTAATATCGTAGCGGTAGGATCTACAGGTGGACCTTTAATTAATTATACGGATATTTGGAAATCTGCTCCTGTTTCTTCTTCAGATCCTGGTCAAGAGGGGTGGATGGCATTTGATGGCAATTTTCACTATATTTATGTAAATGGAAGATGGAAACGAAAGTCTATAGCAGATTGGTCTTCTTTTTAAAAACAAATACATATTACTTGTAGGGTTTTATATTTATATGATATAAAATATGGCAATCAATCCTTTAGATTTTTTATTTAATAGAAAAAATGCGGGAAATACGTCATTTCAAGAAGTAATTTTAAAAAATGCGTCTAGTTCGGTGGTTATTTTTGATGATACTTCTTCTTTAACTAGTAAAACGTTTGGTGAAATGGGATCGCTCATTACACCGAAAACATCTTCTTATGCCATTACCGCTAGTTACGCAGATAATGCGGGTTCTTCTATTGTTACAGGTTCGCTTTATCCAATAACAAGTAGTTGGAGCTTAAATTCTATATCATCGTCTTATGCTTTAACGGCTAGTTATGCGTTGAATTCTAATGGAACATCAGGTACTAGTGGTACATCCGGTATAAGTGGAACGTCTGGAATAGATGGATCTTTTTTAGGTACGCACGGAACTTCTGGAACATCAGGCACAAATGGGACGAGTGGCACCAATGGAACCAGTGGCACTAATGGAACCAGTGGCACTAATGGAACAAGCGGCACCAACGGAACCAGTGGCACCGACGGAACAAATGGCACCAATGGAACTTCAGGTACGAGCGGAACTTCAGGTACTAATGGAACAAGTGGCACCAATGGAACAAGTGGCACCAATGGAACAAGTGGCACCAATGGAACAAGTGGCACTGATGGAACCGACGGAACTTCTGGAACCAGTGGCACCAGTGGCACCAGTGGCATCAATGGAACTGATGGAACCGACGGAACTTCTGGTACCAGTGGCACCAATGGAACTTCTGGAACCGATGGAACAAGTGGCACCGATGGAACTTCTGGAACCGATGGAACAAGTGGCACCGATGGAACAAGTGGCACCAATGGAACTTCTGGTACCGATGGAACCGATGGAACTTCTGGAACCGATGGAACAAGTGGCACCGATGGAACAAATGGAACTTCTGGAACAAGTGGCACCAATGGAACTTCCGGTACCGATGGAACTTCTGGAACAAGTGGCACCAATGGAACTTCTGGTACCGATGGAACTTCTGGA